CAGTACATTCAGCAACGATCGAAGTTATGCCAACTCAACAAATGGTTTTGGAACAGGCGCAGAGACTATAACTGCCGTCACTTATGCAAGTACAGTTAATTTTGATTGGTCATTGTTTAGTAATTTTAGTATCGTATTAAGTGGAAATCCAACTTTTACATTTAATAACCCTCCTGGTGTTGGTAAGATGCAGACCCTAACTATAGTTGTGCAGCAAGATTCCGCTGGTAGCAGAACTGTAACGTGGCCTGCAGCGGTTAGGTGGTCTTATGGAACTGCACCCGTACTGACAACAACAGTTAACCGACGTGATATATTTACGTTTACCACGTTTGATGCTGGTACTACTTATGCCGGTGCTTGGTCGATGGCCAACGTAGCTATTAACTAATAGAGGAATAGATGGCAAAGGGTTTTTTACTAAACACTAGAATAAACGCTGGTAGTATTACATTTAATTGTAGTACTAATTGGTGTGTTCCCTATAAAGTTCGTAGCGCTACTGTTAGTGGCCAAGGTGGTAACGGCGGGTGGTCGGGTAACGGTGGAAGCGGATCACAAGGTGGTCAGGGTGGAACAGGGTATGCTGGAAATGGTTCATCAGCGGGTGGTGCTGGTAATGCCGGTGTTGGTGGTAATGGCGGCGGTGGCGGTTCTGGTGGTAATACAACGGGTGGTACCCATGGTAGTGGCACTTATACTAATGGTGTTGCCGGTGGTGCTGGAGGAAATGCTGGTGGAAATGCTGGTGCAACTGGCTCTAGAGCACAAGGCGAAGGCGGCTATGGCCCAGGAGGTCGTTGTGTTGGCTTTTCAGGTTCTCCACGTGCAGCAGGTGGTAATGGAAGCGGCGGCGGCGGTAATGGAGGCTCAGGTGGCGGTACTTGGGCTAGATATTTTTATGGGAACGGGACAGGATGTTCAGGAGGCGGTGGAGGTGGTGGAGGTGGCGGCGGTGCCGGTGTTGCTGGTAATGCTGGTAATCCAAGTTCTGGTGGTGGAACATCAGGCGCTGCGGGTTCTCCAGGCGGTGCTGGTTTAGTAGGCGGTACAGGTGGATCAGGTGGTAGCGGTGGTTCTACTCAAATAAGTTCAGGTGGTTTATGCAGTCCTATAACTTTTTCTGGAGCTGCTGGATCTACAGTTGGTGGTAGTGGAGGGACGGCTGGTTCTCGTGGATGCGGTGGAGCTGGTGGTAACGGTGCTACATCAGGTAATGCAGGAACAGGTGGAGCTGCTGGTTCTCCTGGAGGCGGTGGTGGTGGTGGTGCCGGTGGATCACATTGTTTTAATGGAAGTTGTTGTGGAGACCGAGGTCCCGGTGAAAATGGTAATTCTGGTAATAAGGGTTCCGGAACGGGTGGTGGCAATGCCGGGACTGGCGGTGCTTCACACACTTGGCCATCAAGCGGAAGCCCAGGTAATGCTGGTGGTGCTGGTGCAGGCGGTGGAGCAGGTAATGCAGGAACAGGCGGTGGCTCAGGTAATCCTGGTTCTGCTGGTGGGTTTGGTAGAAATGGCGGAAGTGGTGGTTTAGGTAATGCCGGAGCATCTGCTACACCTGGATCATCTGCAGCATTTTTTACACCAAAGTCAATAGCATCTGTTGTGATAGGTGCCGGTGGCTCAGGTGGAGCTGGAGGAGCTTCTGCAGCTGGAGGTGATGGTGGAGCTGGTAGTTCGACAGGAGCTAAGGGCGCGAGCGGTACAGCAGGTAATGCCGGTGCTTCGGGTAATAAGGGTAGTTTATCTGTAACATGGCCAAATCAAGGTATTGGATAAGGAGAGGATAATGAGTATTTTAAAAATAAAAGATATAATTCTTTGCACAGGATTATCCGAAGACATAGGCGAGTGCAAAAAAGCTTATGACTGGTTAAAAGAAAGTGGTGTAAAGTTTCAGCATAATGCATACTGGGACCCAGATCAGCACGATGAGTTATTTACTAACTATAATACTTGGGGTAGTAGTTTAATTATTAATAAATTTCCGTTTGTACACTACACAGAGATAGATAGTGATTTTAATTCTAGACCTGTATTTTTATTAGGATTAGACGAGATAAAAAACAGTAATTTGGTAGAACTATTTATGTTATGAGTAAAAATAATTCTGCTCTTGATCATAAAAGAATGGTCATAGTCATGACCTGCTTTGATAAATTACCATATGAGATGAGAGATTGGATATCTAATCTACATTTCTCACTACATGATGATCATATACTAAGGGGTTACAAAGAAGTATTGATGTGCAAGGAGTGGGTTGAGTCCGGTAAACAAGTAAATTATTATGCTGGTAATGGGCAAAATTGATAAGGTGACAATATTATGTTAAAGTCTTTTTTTGGTAAAAATAAAGAGATAAAATTCTTTTGCGAAAATAAAGATTGGGATGTAATACCCAAGCCATATTCGGCAAAAAAATTAATGCCCGACTGGTATAAAGCATTACCTATGTATATTGATAACAAACAAGTGTTAAATAATAGTACAATAAAAAAATGTAATCCTTTTTTAGATGCTATGACAATAGGATATATTATACCTCTAGCGGCTGATATTGAATTTATATCAAATCAAGATGCTTCTGGTATTTCTTATAATACTGGTTTTTATAAACCTATGGTAGACAATCATGGCAAGTATCAGATAACAACTGATAAATGTCCTAATCCTATTGGCAATAAACCGCCTATGAAGTTTTTAAATTATTGGGCTATACAAACACCTCCAGGATGGTCTACACTATTTGTACCACCTTTAAACAGGGATGATTTTCGTTTTACATGTATAAGTGGTTTAGTTGATACAGACAAGTATTTTAATTATATTAACTTTCCGTTCTTTTTTAATGAGCCAAATTTTACTGGAATTTTACCAGCAGGAACACCTCTTGTACAAGCTATCCCTATAAAGAGATCAGAATTATTAAATAAAAGTAAGATACAAAAATTTACTGAAAAAGACTTTGAAAAACTACAATTAACAAGTAGACAGAGATCTTCTCATGAGAGTCATTACAGAGATAATCTTGTTGAGAAAAAGTAATAAATATAGTAAAGAGGAATAGAGATGACAGTCCCAACAACAAGAGCAGCATTTGCCGAGTTTTGTCTTCGCAAGCTAGGTAAGCCAGTTATTGAGATCAACGTCGATCCAGACCAAGTCGATGACCGTATCGATGAGGCTCTCCGCTACTATTGGGATTATCACTTTGATGGCTCAGACAAGACTTATTATAAGAAGGTCGTCACACAAGAGGATAAGACTAACAGATATATTACTCTTCCGGATAATATCATCGGGGCAGTTAATATATTTCCAGTCGGCCAAGCTCTTAACACTAATAATCTCTTTAACATACGCTACCAGATTGCCTTAAACGATCTATATACACTTACGTCCGTATCCATGGTGCCATACTATATGGCGCTCACACACATTCAGTTCTTAGAGCAGATGTTAGTTGGGCAGCAACCTATTAGATATAACCGACATGTCAATAAACTATACATAGACATGGACTGGAGCATCATGAATGTCGGTGACTATATTGTCGTTGAGGCTTATCAGATTGTTGACCCTGAACTTTACTCGAGTGTGTGGTCAGATCGTTGGCTACAGAGATACGCCTCTTGCTTGATTAAGCAACAGTGGGGAAACAATATCAAGAAGTATAATGGTATGCAGTTGCCAGGTGGTGTTAGCTTTAACGGTCAGGCTATATTTGATGAGGCTACCGAGGAGCGCAAGGAGCTAGAGCAAGAGATGATCTTTACCTACAGCTTGCCTGTAGCCGACATGATCGGATAATTTATGGGTACCAATTTTTACTTCAATAACTTTGCTACCAGTGAAGAGCAGCTCCTCATAGAGGATCTTATCATAGAGTCCATACGTATCTATGGGCAGGACATGTTATACGTCCCGCGTAATCTTGGTAACTATGATGGCCTTCTCATGTCCGATGATCAGTCTTACTATAACCAGTCGTACTCTGTTGAGATGTACATAAAGTCTGTCGACGGCTTTGGCGGCGATGGAAGCTTCATGTCTAAGTTTGGTCTTGAGGTTAGAGATCAAGTTGTGTTCTCGATGTCACAAAAAGTATTTAACGATGAGATTGGAGCTTGGACAAACTTTGTGCGCCCTAGAGAAGGTGATCTTATATTCTTCCCATTAAACGGAAGAATATTCCAGATAAAATATGTAAACAAGTTCGAGATGTTTTACCAGCTAAACGCACTTCAGACATGGGAGATGACCTGCGAAGTGTTTGAGTACTCAGATGAGTTCTTTGACACGGGTATCGATGCTATTGACTCTATACAGGCAAACTACAGCACTAACGTTCTTAACTGGGCTATATTGGCGGAGGATGGAAGCTTCTATATCGATGAGGGTGATAATAACTACCTTGTCTTAGAGAGCTATGCAGACTTTAACCTCCCGGGTCAGATTAACCAAGAGCTAAAAGACGGGTCAAATAACCACCCAACGGGTTCGTCTTCGTTTATAGATTTTTCTGCTATAGATCCATTCAGCGATGGGGTCGTATAATGTTTAAGCAAAACTTTTACTTCTCGCTGATAAGAAAGTACGTAACATTGTTTGGTACTCTGTTTGACGACGTAAATATAAGTAGGACAGACGGAAGTGGTAATGTTAAGCAGTTCATTAAAGTTCCTATAACATATGCATCTAAAGATAAGATGCTCGCAAGGGTACTTCAAGACCCAAACATTCAAAAGACATCGGCGATGATCACCATGCCGGTTATATCTTTTGAGATGACCGGGCTGTCGTACGACGGTAACAGAAAGCTCCCTACAACAAAGAGGACCGCTGTTTCTGATCCAACAAGCGCAAACAAGATGAAGTATCAGTATAGTCCCGTCCCATATAACTTTGAATTTAAATTATACTTGGCTGTAAAGAACACCGAGGACGGTACAAAGATAGTAGAGCAGATCCTTCCATACTTTACTCCAGACTGGACAACGTCCGTTCATCTTATTCCAGAGATGGATATAACTATGGACATACCCGTAATACTTAATTCGGTAAGTCATGAAGATACATATGACGGCTCTTTCTCTGAAAGACAGCACATGACTTGGACTCTAGACTTTACCCTCAAAGGATACCTGTATGGTCCGATCAAGAGCGGTGCGATTATCAAATTTGCCAATACGACGGTATATGCCCCAGACACAGCCATACCGTCTTCTATTGGTGTTGCAGGTCCAGCTACAGTAACTATAGTACAGCCTGGATTAACGGCCAACGGACAGCCGACTTCTAATATAGCAAACACTATAGATCCTAACTTAATAACCGCCACCAGTAACTTTGGATTTATAACAACAACGACAGACCTTACAACATGACAGACACAAGTAATAATGATTCGATTGGAAAAGCCTTGAATATATCACCGATGGAAGATCAAGTAAAACAGATAATAGCCAAAGGGAGTGACGACAGCGCTTTGGCAGACTTCAACATTGCCAGGACCAACATACACGAGATAATTCAGAACGGTACGTTCGCCATCGAGAAGTTATCGCAGATAGCAGATCAGAGTCAACACCCTAGGGCGTTTGAAGTTTTAGGCGGTCTCTATAAAGTGATGCTTGACGCCAATAAAGATCTTATGGATCTTCAGAAAAAAGTTAGAGAGATTCAAGCGGTTGACGAGCCACACAATCAAGATGCAAAGAGCATCACCAACAACTTATTTGTAGGCTCAACGGCCGAGCTACAAAAAGTACTAGAGAATATGAAAAATGGAACAGCTGATAAAGAGCTATAACGGCAACGCTCTTATAAAGCGTTCCAATCAAAAGATACAATTTGATAAAGACATGGTTGGAGAGTACATAAAGTGTGCTCAAGACCCAGTATACTTTACTGAGAAGTACATGAAGATCATTAACGTGGATCGTGGTCTCATGAGCTTTAAGCTTTATAAATATCAAAAAGTTATGTTAAGGTCGATGAAAGATAATAGGTTCACCGTAATTGCAACGGCGCGTCAGGCTGGTAAGTCAACCACTACGTGTGCTTTTATCTTATGGTATATAATTTTTCATGCCGATAAGACCGTCGCGCTTCTTGCAAATAAAGGAGATACGGCCCGAGAGATTCTTGGTCGCGTTCAACTGGCTTATGAGCACCTTCCTAAGTGGCTTCAGCAAGGAGTTGTTGAGTGGAACAAAGGATCGTTCGTTCTTGAGAACAACTCTAGGGTCATCGCTGCAGCGACGTCGGCCGACGCCATTCGCGGTTACTCGATCAACTTGCTCTTCATTGATGAGGCGGCTTTTATCGAGAACTGGGATCAGTTCTTTACGTCGGTGTATCCTACGATCTCTTCTGGACAAGAGTCTAAGATCGTCTTAGTCTCTACACCCAACGGACTAAATCACTTTCACTCAACCTGGCAGAACGCCGTTAATGGAAAGAACGGGTACAACCCGATCAAGGTCATGTGGTATGACGTCCCGGGTAGAGATGAGCAGTGGAAGTTAGACACTCTCTCTGCCATGAACTTTGACTCAGAGAAGTTTGAGCAAGAGTACTGCGTTGAGTTCATGGGTAGCTCTGGAACTCTTATTGCCGGTTGGAAGCTCAAAGAGCTTGTGGCTAAGTCGTCAATCCATGACAAGGATGGTTTGACAGTCTACGAGATGCCGGAAGAAAATCACTTGTACTCTATAATCTGTGACGTATCAAGGGGTAAAGGACTCGATTACTCTGCGTTCAGCGTGATTGACGTTACAGCTATGCCTTATAAACAGGTGTGTGTGTTTAGAAATAACCTCATAACTCCGGCCGACTACGCAGAGTTCATATTTCAGTTGGCAAAGAGATACAACGGTGCTTCCGTCTTGGTTGAGATAAATGACATCGGCGACCAGGTAGCCAATGCTTTACACACAGATTTTGAGTACGAGAACATTATATTTACTGAAAATGCCGGCAGGGCGGGTAAAAGAATCACGTCCGGATTTGGAATAAGCACCGGGGTCGATAAGGGTGTCAGAACAACCAAGCCAGTTAAATCTATCGGCTGCTCGCTATTAAAGCTCTTGATAGAGCAGAACCAGCTGATCATCAACGACACAAATACTATCAAAGAGTTAAGTACATTCTCAAAACATTTAAATAGTTATGAGGCTGAGACCGGTTGTCACGACGATATCGTCATGGGATTGGTGCTATTTGCTTGGATGACCGATCAGCAGTATTTTAAAGAGTACACCAACATAAATACTCTGATGAAACTCAGAGACAGAACAGAAGATGATATAATGAATGACCTAACCCCTTTTGGGTACGTTGATGTAGGGGATTCCCTAGATGAGATCATCGATACTCCTATGAGGAATTGGCTTACGAGTGATGAAAACCAATTTTTATAAATAATAGAAAATAAACTCAAAGCCTTTTTCCATGGAAGGAGATAAAGATGGCATTTCAGCTTAGTCCTGGAGTAAACGTTACCGAGATCGACTTAACCTCGATCGTACCAGCGGTCGCTACTTCAACCGGTGCAATCGCCGGTATATTCAACTGGGGTCCGGTAAACGAGCGTGTTCTCGTAGATACCGAAACAAAACTGGTATCGATGTTCGGTATGCCGAACTCAACCAATTTTGAGACGTGGTTCACGGCTTCTAACTTCTTATCGTATGGAAACAGCCTGTTTGTTGTTCGTGCTGCAAACACGTCTGCTGTGGCCTCTAGCTCTATAGCCGCAAGAAATGCATATGCGAACTATGACACTGTCTCATCTAATCCAGTTATCTTAAATAACACAGACTTTGAGCACAAGGTCGGATCATTTGATAGCAGCGTACTCTTTGTTGCTAAGTATCCTGGAAGCATGGGTGACTCGTTATCGATTTATGTAGTTACAGGTACTAATGGATACTCATCAAGTTTTTATGCCAAGGGTCTAGATTCTCCTAGTGCTGTAGACGTTTCAGCGAACGTCTCTATTGCGGTTGGATCAAACACCGCAGTGGTTTACTTTAAAGCTAATACTACAGCATCTGTAACCCAGACACAAGCTAATACCTTCGGAGCAGCTTTCGTAGCTAACGTTGCAGTTGGTGACTTTATCACTGTTGGTAACGCATCTATCGGAACACAACTTCTTCAAGTTGCTTCTGTTGGTGCCGCTTCGTTCGTCATCGGTGGCGGTTCTGACACTGCAGCGGCTAACATCACGTTCACCACGACTTATAAGTTGTCAACCAACTATAATACTGGATATACAGATAATAGCATCATTAAGCGTTCATGGCAGCATGCGCCAACAACTGGTTCAGCTCCAAAAACTACAGACTATCAAGCTACATTTAACCCAAGTGTTGTCGATGGTATCCATATTGTCATAACTGATAGTTTAGGTAAGTTTACAGGATCCCCAGGAACAGTCTTAGAAACATACACGAATCTTTCAAGAGCTACAGACGCTACCACCGTTGGTGGCGCAGGTAACTTCTGGAAAGATGTAATCAACCAGTCTTCTAAGTATGTTTGGGCTGTTAATGAGACCATGGGTATCGAGTCTGCAACAGCAGCTAATCTTACCAATACTAATCGTGTTTTTGACTTCGATTTTACCGGTGGTACAGATGGTTACACAGAGACTACAGCCCCTCTATCAGTCTTAGCTACTGGATACGACAAGTACATCTCATCGGAAGACGTTGATGTTGCCTTGATCCTTCAGGGTAAGCCGACCGGTGGCACGACAGTAGTAAATGGTCAGACTATAAGCAACTTTCAGTTGGCTAACTATCTCATCGATAATATCGCAGAGGTTAGAAAAGACTGTATAGTTCTTATCTCGCCAGATGATAACTTAGTTAGATCTAATCCTGGCGCAGAGGCCACGTCGTTAGTTAACTTCCGTGGTGCTCTTCATGACAGTAGCTATGCAGTCATGGACTCTGGATATAAGTACATGTACGATCGCTACAATGACGTATACCGCTATGTACCAACGAACGGTGATATCGGTGGACTCTGTGTTCGCACGGATAATATACGCGATCCATGGTGGTCGCCTGCGGGCTTCAATCGTGGACAGATCAAGAACCTCGTCAAGCTTCGCTATAATCCTTCGAAGGCCGATAGAGATCTTCTGTACTCGCACAACGTAAACCCAGTGGTTACGTTCCCTGGTCAGGGAACAGTTCTATTCGGTGATAAGACACTACAGTCTAAGGCATCGGCGTTCGATCACATCAACGTTCGTCGTCTCTTCATCGTCCTAGAGAAGGCAATTGCTACAGCAGCTAAGTTCTTCCTGTTTGAGTTCAACGATGACTTCACGAGAGCACAGTTTAAGGCCCTTGTGAATCCTTATCTGAGAGACATCCAGGGTCGTCGTGGTATCACTGACTATACAGTGGTCTGCGATGGAACAAACAATACGGCTGAGGTTATTGACGGTAACAGGTTCATTGGTGACATCTACATCAAGCCGGCCCGTTCCATCAACTACATTCAGCTTAACTTTGTTGCTGTTCGTACTGGTGTTCAGTTCTCAGAAATCATCGGTAAATTCTGATAAATAAGAAT